TGTTGTCCCAAATCCTATCTATCCCTAAAGGGATAGAACACCCCATTTTGGGACAACATTCTGCGGGCTACGGGTCCCAACCCTCCCCTGCGCCTGAATGAGGGGCGCGGGATGGCGGGGACACGGAGCCACACACGCTACCCGCGCGCGCGTAATTGCTATACAGTGCTATCTATCTTCAATTATCATGGGCAAAATTGACGACTACACCATTCTCCGAATCAAGGAAGCGGCAAAGATATACGATGTCGTATCAGATTTCGTCAGACTCCGCAAGACTGGCGTAAGGTACACAGGTATTTGCCCGTTTCACCAAGACCGGCACGACGGTAATTTTATCGTCTATCCGAAGCAAAATGTCTTCAAGTGCTTCACCTGTGACGCGAAGGGCGGGCCTGTCGAGTTCCTTATGAAACACACCGGCATGTCGTTCGCCGACAGCATTCGCTATCTTGGTCGCAAGTACTCAATCGAAACAGACAACATGACAATCAACTACACACCGCCGCCGCCAAAGCCGGCACCGCCACCACTGCCTATGCTTGTGCTGCCTATGTCGATGGTTCAGGCGAGGGAAAACCTGCAAGGCGACGCGCTCGCCGAGTGGATTCACCACGGGATCAACTGGGATGCCGCGCAACGCAATCGCATCAACGAGGTGATGGCTGCCTACCACGTCGGGCACTCCCGCCAGGGAATGACCATCTTCTGGCAGATAGATGACGAGCAGCGTGTGAGGACCGGAAAGATGATGCTGTACAGACCAGACGGGCACCGCGACCGCAATGCAAGGTATAATTTCGACTATATCCATGCAGCGTTATTCCGAGACAAGCGGCTGCCGCAATACTCAGACGACAAACAGGAAATGAAACAATGCCTGTTCGGATTACACCTCATTGACCGCTATACAACACTATGCCGGCAAGATGTGTGTATCGTTGAGAGTGAGAAAACCGCGATACTCATGGCTATAGCATACGGCAACAACGCCCGCCGTATATGGATGGCGTGTGGTGGACTGAAGAACCTGACCACTGAACGGCTGAAACCAATCATTGACAGAGGGCGAAACATCATCCTATATCCTGACCGCGACGGCATTGACAAGTGGCGAGCACAGGCCGCGAAGATAGACTACAAGCGTATCACTATAGACGATCAGCCTGTTACTTCATGGTGGCGAGAGTGTGACGGACCAAAGGCAGACATCGCAGATGTAATTGTCAGACTGACTAACAATAGAAAGATATACAAGACAGTGGATGACGTTATCAAGGACATACCATTGCTAAAAGAATTGCACAACAAGTTAGACCTTGAAATCGTAAACGACGAACCGAAATGAGAACAATCAAATTTAGAGCAAAAGCACATCGAGTGAATGGCGACATTTGGATATATGGCGACCTCAGACACCACAAGGGTGATGTCTGCATCTTTAAGCAAGAAGGAAACAGCGGCGAACAAGTGAATCGTGAAACCATCGGACAGTTCACAGGCATGCTCGACAAGCACGGCAAGGAAATCTACGAGGGTGATATTGTAGAGGTGTACGATTTTACATCTGTTTATGCAAGGAAGTATAAAGGTGTCGTTAAGATGGTGCATTGCTCATGGGTAGTAGAACATGTATTTTATAACTCACTATCCCACCAGAAACTTTCTTTTGATGATTTTGCAAAACAAAAAACCGAAATCATCGGCAACATTTACGACAACCCCGATTTAATAACTTTCAAAATCGACACACATAAGGAGGACGAAGAATGAAAATCCTTGATTTAGTTTTGAAAGAGAAATGGTTTGATATGATAGCCAGTGGCGAAAAGACTGAAGAATATAGGATGATTAAGCCATACTGGTGTCATAGGCTTTCAATATGCGAAATGAATTTGTGCTGGATAAGAGCAGAAGGCGGCTCATGCCGATATGCAAACATCTTGCAAGCGATGAACCCACAAAAATACACTCATGTCCGATTCCGCAACGGATACACAAAACACTCAATGCTCTTTGAATTGAAAGAAATAACGATAGGGACAGGCAACCCAGATTGGGGAGCACCACCATATGAAGTATTCATCATTAAACTTGGAAAACGGGAGGACGAAGAATGACAATCAGACGTTACAACCGAGCGATGTTGCCAGGCGATCCATTCATTTACTTCCATCGTAATCTATGCTATTGCTCAGGACATGAATGCGGAGCAACAAAGCCACGCACTTCTGGATATTCCATCTATTTGTGGAAGTTCATCTTTTACATCAAGTTCGACAAACCGAAAAATTGTCATGCACCATTTTAACCCCCACACCTACCTATGACAGAAGAGAACAACAAAGAACCGTATGAATTACTACAGACGAAGGTATCGCCAGAGTTTAAGAGGATATTCACCAACATATGCAACAAGAAGGGACTAAGTACCTACACCGTCATGCAGATGATGGCAGACACATTCGTTAGGTACACAGACGACAGGCACAACCTCACGCCTGACATGAGCGAGATCATGAATGTGTTCGAGCATATGATAGGCTGGGACAACGCGTTAAACATCGCCGACCACACCGCAAGAAAGAGGATTGAAGAAGCAATCTATGTGATGACAGCAGACCATCGCAAGGGCTGCCGGTGTGTGTTGGTGGAGCGTCCCATCTTCGGCGACTGGCATGAGACTACTAATGTACAGGTAATCATTGAGCGACTATTCGAGAGGCTATGCCCTGAGATATACCGCAGACTCAGGGCGTTGGCTGTGGATATGGAGTGCTCAAGTATATTGGAACTCATCAACCTTATGATTGACGCACACACTATCGAACAACTTAATGAGGAATTCCGCAAGCCCTTCGAGGATGCAAGACGGCATGACTTCGGCAGACCGATAGAGTATGGCAAGCGCACAAAGCGTAAGCATCACAAGAGCATCGATATGTTTGAGACAGAGAAACCAAAGGACGACGACCCAGGCTTTACACCTATAGGCGGAGAGTGGTAACATGGCAAGGAGTAAGGAGTATCAACGACTGCTCAACGACAAGAGATGGAAGCAGTTGCGCATAAATTACCTACAAGCACATCCATTGTGCGAGTTGTGCGCACAGGATGGATATGTCAGGGCAGCCATTGATTGCCACCACAAGAAACCCATCGAAAGCGCAAAGAGCAGACAGGAAATGGAAAGACTATGCTATGACTGGAACAACCTACAAGCATTGTGCGTGCCCTGCCACATCAGAGTGCATAAAGAGCAGCGATCGCACAGCCGAAAGGCACACCAACAGCGAGAGCAAGACCGCATCAAGCAGTGGATGAGCAAGCACTTGCCACGAAAAGAGGGCGACCAGCCGAAATGTTAAAAATCGGGGCACCATTTTAACATTTGGTGGGCTCTGATTCCCAAATACACTTGCCCTTAAGGGGGGAGAAAGACCCCATTTCTATAGTCCCATTTTTTAACGGCTCTTAACAAATGTAACAAGGCATAAATCAAACACCGAAAATGCCATACCCACAATGCACGGAAAAACCCACTTAAACGAATGAAAAATAATAAATATGCCGAATCTTAAAAAGAATTATGTCAAACTTGCCGAAACTCAGCCAGATTGTTGTGTGGAATGTCCGTTATTGGGACTGATACCAGAGGGACAACGCGATGGCAAGTGGACACATGTATGCTGTGCCACTGGCGACGCGATAACAGGGCGTGGCACCAAGGTGAGAGCATCCGCGAAGGACGCAAAGCACCCATGGCACCGGCCATGTGACGGTCTATGGGATTCGTGGTGGAATGCTAACCCACATCATACCTTCAAGATACCACTTGACAGGTTTATAGCCTGGCGACAACCGTATAATTTTTCACTTGGACTTAAAATAAACTTTCCGAAGCGATGAGAATAGATATTAACTACTACAAGCGCATCCTCAAGAAAATGATTGAGAAGCGCAACGGACAATATGAGGAATGGCTTGAACCACAATTGCACGCAGCAGCAATGTGCTGGCAGATGTTAGAAAAAGTACAGGATGAACTGATGGCCGGCAAGTTGGTCGAGCCTAAAATCGGGTCAAAAGACCAATGGTATAACGAGGTTAACCCGCTAATGCCAACCTATAAGGAACTACAGCGAACAATCATACAACACTATGAAGCCCTGGGACTGAACTTCAAGACCACACCATCAAAAATAAAGGAAGACACAAAAAGAGGTGTGGACGAAAAAGATCCCATGGCAGGTTTTTACTCGGAGGCTAAGAAATGAGAGATACTATATTACCGCTTGTTGATTGTAAGTGGGGACAGTCGGCACCGTACAACAACAATTTGAAAGCCGGGAGTAAAAAATTGCTCGTTGGTTGCACTGCTTTGGCTGTAGCGCAAATCGGATATTACTGGATGGTGCAAAGGGGATACCACAGGGGATGTAAGGCCACTGCAATATATACGACACCGACTAACAAATACACCATGTCTGCCTTGCCGCCTCTGACAGTGTTCGACTGGGACAACCTTGCCGAGATACCACGAACCGCCGCCGAAAAAAATGCCGTTGCAACACTCTGTGAATACATCGCAAAGGCATTGAAGTCGGATTTTACAAAAAGTGGAACGGCAGCAAAGCGCACATCTGTTGTGTCTGTCATCAACAATTATCTGAGACTTGGCGAATCAAGACAAGTGTATCAGGCAACGGTGGGGAAGGCTGAATTTGACCGAATCATCTATGAGGACCTCGCCCATGGGCGACCTGTCTACATGTCGGCTACCTCAGACGGAGGACATAGTTACGTCATCGATGGCTATGATGCGGACTCAGGGAAATATCATGTCAACTGGGGATTCAATGGATTGTATGATGATTATTATCCGCTTAATGCGATGATACTGCCAGATAAGACTAATTATAACGGCTCAAAAATGGCAGTTGTAAACATCGAACCACAGTATAAACTGGGGGATGTAAACGGAGACGGAATCATCAACCTCACAGACCTTATGCATGTGGTGAACGCCAAGAACACCGGGAAGGCAACAAAACAGACGGACATCAACAGCGACGGAAAGGTAACACAGGAGGATGTGGACTTAATAGAAAAGCATTTAATTGACGGAAAGACTTTGTAACTAATGAAAATAGAGTTGAACAACGACAATAAAGTATTTATGTTAATACCCAACATCAACTACTGGTATGAAAAAGACATATACATTTATGTCGGTTGGATATTTTGGGGAATTAACATCGTGATAAGGACACAAGATGAATGACAAGCATTGTGGAAGTTGCATACATTGCGACCAATATCATTCAGGATTCAAGAGGATGTGTGATGTTAAGGGTGAATATGTACATGCCCATGATTCGGTATGCGGCAAGTATGTTGATACATGGGAGAGGGACTTGTTCGGGAACTTCCCGAACGCAGAGAAAATTGGAATTATAAAACACTATAGACAATGAACTATGAATAAGCCATATTTCAAGTCAATTCGCAGCGACTTTTCAAAAGTTTATGATTGCGATTATTACAAATGCGACGCTCACCCTCGCGGGTGCCTATTCTGCGAACATTGTACGGACGTTTTCTTCGACTACACGAATGGCCCGTATATGTTTATCTGCGAAAAGCAAGATGGCGAAAACGACCCAACGGATAAAGGTTTTTGCGGCCAATGTGAAATGTTTGAGCCAGACACAGAAGATAGTTAACCATCTCCGCCCTTTAAGTTAACTCAACAAAAATAAAACACTATAGATTATGAAAACTGAAAAAGATGGATTCAAGGTGCAAGGCCATTTCAGGTCTCAACCATACAAGAATGAGAAAGGCGAATGGACTCGCAAAATTATCTATATCGAAGAATATAAAAAACATAAAGAGATAATTAGATTATGACACTGAATGAATATCAGATTGAGGCAATGACCACTTGCCTGAAAGAGAGTGAAAACTTCAGTTATATGATGCTCAACCTCATAGGCGAGGTGGGCGAGTTCTCAGGGAAGGTGGCGAAGGCCATCCGCAAGGACAAGGCAGGAATTGAGGACAATGACCTATATTTTGAAATGGACTATGACACCGAGGAACTTCAAAAAGAGGCGGGCGATATCCTCTGGCAGTTGTCAGGACTATGCTCAGTGATGGGGTGGAACTTGGAAGACATCGCACAACAGAACCTCGACAAGTTATTATCCCGAAAGCAGAGGAATGTCATTGACGGCTCAGGCGACAACAGATGAAAGCAAGTGAATGTAAATGTATCGTTTGCGGCGTTAAATGAAATCAATGAAAGCATTTTTTAAAAGAGTAGCAATTTTGCTTGCTGCTATTATTCTATTCCCAATAATAGCATTTTCATGTGTTGTTGATGCATTTTTAATGCCGTTATACTATCTATACAAAGGTAGGTTTTTATGGGAAGATTACATCCCGTTAATCTTAGTCATTTTAACATTGCTTTATGAAGGGAAATTTAAATGGAAAAATGAGGAGGAACAACGATGACCTACGAAGAGAGAAAGAAATGGCTTTGCCAACAATGTGGGAAACCACAGCAATGTGGCTATGTGAATAGAAATCTCGAAGATAAATGCCCAGTCATACAAGAGACAATGGAAGGATGGGAACTTGGTTATGAGGATGCAATAGATAAGGCTTGTGAGTGGCTTGAAAAGAATATGCAAGACTATGCTTATTGCAAGTATGAAGGAGAAGAATTAACCGATGAAGCAAAAATAAGTAATAATTTAATTAAAGACCTACGAAAAGCAATGGAGGAATAACAATGAAAGCAAAAATTGACTTAGAGAAATTCATCTGCTCCTATGTGAAATGGAACAATATACAGGATGCCTTGAAAGACCAAGGCTTGAAATGTTGGAATGGCGAGATTGTCGAAATACAACAAAAGAGTGCGGATGAGAGGATTAGGAAAGCACTATTAGAAATGGTGCATGATACCACAGGTGATGAGTTGTTGATAGATTATGATGTTCACAAAGAAGATGCCATTGCTTGGCTTGAAAAACAAGGTGAGAAAGAGGAAGTAGATGCAAATGAAACTAACAGTAAACATCAAGACATTATGCAAATGTTGCAAAGTATCTACGAGGTGCTGGTGTCAATTAATAACAAAAATGCACCTGCGCAAATAGTTCCCTATACTCCTCCTCCATTAGAACCATTCTATGACACAAGTAAGCCATATTGTAATACAACTAACAAGATAGAGGACAATGAAAGACCCGAAGAAAGTTTGTAAGGAACGCAACCTAACCAGTTATCAAGCGTACAAGGCGGCTGAACTGATGACTGAAACGATTAAACGTGACGTGGCTGCTATACTTGAAACACCGTCAAACAAGACAATCTACGAACAATTAAAAACATACTTTGAACTATGACAAAAACACTACTGACTGGCGGTGAATACATCATCCCAGACGATTACACGGTTAAGCGGAACGGAAACGTGCTTATCATCCGACCGAAGATTAAGCACCATACACAAATAGCCAAGCATTGCCGTGATTGCCGATATTTAGGTCGTGGAAAGACATTAGGCAATTATTACGTTGAACGTTCTGCTTGCCTGAAACGACAGAAGCCAAATGGTAACTACTACACCGCCTATCCAATGGACAAGGCTTGCTATGAATTTGAAGAACGAGTTGAACCAAGAGGATGCTAATATGGAGAATGTTTTGAAAATAACAGCAACCTTTGAGCCAATGTCGGAAACTGAAACAAGATTCAGACTTACGGATGGTGATTTTAGAAGTTTTTTCATTGAAGGCTATCAAGGTAGTATCATTATAAAATCTGAATATGATGAGTTTAATAACCTGCTCGTTTTCCGTATTCGTAAACAACTAAATCCGGCAGATGTTTTGCGAAAGGAGATAAAAATCCTTGAACAAATGCAAAAAGACATTGGGGATATGATAGACCAACTTAGCCAACGTGTAAATAGTTAATGATATGGTCAAGAATTCACGAAATGAAATACCGAATTAGCAAATTGGGTCGTGCCTACATCAATGGAACGAAATACAACACTTATCGTGTGTTTGGTAGGCTGATACACATTGGCGGTAGATTTCCATATATTCACGGTAGTTTAGGCATGCCATTTTAAGAGATATATATAAACGTATATGAACTATGACCGAACAGCAAGAGCAAAAGCAGCGTGCAATTGAATTGCTTCGTGAACAAGTGCCACGACAAGCCGAGCAATTATCAGAGATAGACACACGGCTGCTTGATTATTATCTGGACCTGTGCGACAATTCGAGTGCCGACAAGGATAGCGACAGGGATTATCACAACCTTTATGAGTTACTTTCAGCACTCAAGCAATTGCGCATCATGCGCCACTACATCATTGATGTCGATAAAGTGCAACAAGTAATAAGATTGCGAGAGGGGGAATGGCATATAAGCGGGAAGATATGGAAGTATGACCGTGGCGGGCTGCTGCTGCCAGGCACAAGAGGCGCGACACACTACAGATGGATGCCATTTCAAATCTTTGTACTTACGGCAATGTATGGCGCAAAGGCATGGATAGACACAGAGATAGATAACAACACCCGTGAACTGCTGCCCACTGAGCGAGAGGGTGAGACAGGCACCATTGAGGACCTGAGAAGGCTCTGCACAGACTTCACATTTTACGCGCCACGAAAAACAGACAAGACTGGTCTATCTGCCTATAACAATTTCCTGTACTTTATGCTTGAGGATGCCGACGCTGAAATCTACTGCTGTGCAAATAGCCAGACACAGTCTAAATTGCTGTATGACCGCACACAGATGCTGATCAGGCAGATGGACCCACAGGGAAGGCGTATCAGGTTCACAGCATCAACCACTAACTGGAAGCCTGGGCAAATTCGCAGCGCACAACTATGGGCATTGTCGGCTGGCGGCAAGACAAAAGATGGACTATTCGCACAGTTATGCTGTGCGGATGAGTTTGGCAGTGCCGGCTATGTGAACGAAAAAAGCGATATGGGTGCATTGGTTAACGTGGTGCTTTCGTCCATGGGTCCCCGCCGGGAACCTATGATGTTCACATCGACCACTGCCGGCAACATCACACAAGGACCATTCATCGATAAGTTGGAAGGCATGAAGCGTGAACTGCTCAAGGAACTGGATAATGACGACGAAGGAAACACAGACGGGCGGCTGCTGTCTCCCCAGGACAGATGGATGATTCTACCCCTCTGTCCTGACGACTGGCAGACAGAAGATGAATATCTGCTTACATCAAAGACCGTGCGCAAGAAGGTTAACCCCGCACTGGGTGTTATCGTGCAGAATTCATTCTATGAGCAGAGTGTAGCAGAATCGAGGCTTGACCCATTGAAAAAGGTCGAGACGTTAACCAAACTTTTTAATGTCTATCAGAGCAGCCGAGTAACAGAATGGATAAAGGCCGAAGAGATAAGGCCATTACAGACTGGCAAAAAAATAGAGGATTGCAAGGCTGCCGACGGATGGCTGGTGTTGTGTGGCATGGACTTCTCCAAGGGTGATGACCTGCATTCCGTGACTTACCTCGCAGTTAGGCCATTGCCTGGTGGAGGTACGGAATTCTTCGCTGACCTCGATGCCTGGATAACGGAGAAATCTCTGAAGGATAGCAGCATTCGTAACTTGTATGAAAAATGGATTTCGGAGGGCTGGCTACATGTAAGCCCTGGCGCAGTGTTACAGCCATCGCTACCTGTTAACCGAATTATAGACTTAATCGAGAATCAAGGTATATCGTTCATCCGCTGGGGATATGATGCCTACCAGTCGAAGGACCCCATCAACACCCTGAAGGCTTATCTCTGGGACATGAAGGGTGTAAACTCGGAGGTATATGTCGTGCCGGTTTCTCAGACCTTCGCATCATACAACCCCGCCGTATTGAAAATTGAGCAGTTGGTATGGAGTGACCCGCCTGCCATCTCATTCAGTAACAACCCACTATGGCCGTGGGAATTCGGTAACTGTGTGATCGCTGAGGACACACGAATGAAAAACAGAAAAATGATTAAGCGGACACCGGGCTCTGACGCTTGCAAGGTGGACAATATACAATGCCTTGCGACCTGTTTCATCCTCATGGACCAGGTAGATGGGAGACTACAAATAACGATAGAATGACCCGACCGAAATCGGTCGTATAATAGAGATATAATAAAAACATTGAGCAATGAAACATACAATCGAAGATGTGAAGTCGGTGAATCCTGAATTGAGGATGCAACATAATCGCATAGGGCTTTTTAATTCGCACTTTCAGAACTTCAAGCAGTTCGGTGTACCGAAAGCACAGTTAATCTTGACAGATATACCCTACAATGTGGGAAAAAATGCCTATGGTTCAAATCCCGTGTGGTATATCGGGGGAGACAACAAAAATGGCGAGAGTGAACTTGCCGGGGAAGAATTCTTTGACACAGACAAGGATTTCAGACCGGCAGAGTTTATGCATTTCTGTTCGCAGATGTTGAGACCTGAGCCGAAAGAGAAAGGCAAGGCACCATGTATGATTGTCTTCTGTGAGTTTGAGCAGCAATTCTATCTGATTGAACTTGCACGAAGGTACGGACTGAATAATTATATAAACCTGGTATTCCGCAAGAACTATAGCGCACAGGTGTTAAAGGCAAATATGCGAGTAGTTGGTAATTGTGAGTATGGATTGATACTATACCGTGACAAGTTGCCGAAGTTCAACAACGAGGGCGCGATGGTGTTTAATTGCATGGAGTATCCGCGTTCATTGGGTATGGCAAAAACGCATCCGACACAGAAACCTATAGCCTTATTACAGCGATTAATTGAGTTGTTCACTGACGCGGATGACGTGGTCATAGACCCATGCGCTGGAAGTGGCTCTACAATAGTGGCTGCTGCCGGATTAGGCCGTAAGGCATATGGTTTTGAAATCAAGAAAAACATCTATTCTGATGCATGTGACAACATACGGAAAAACATCCAACTTGATATCTTCAACGAATCCAAAATGATGCGGAAACGCTATGAATATACACAGGCACAACTCTTCGGAAATCCACCATATAAAGTGTGAGATATACAAGAAGCAGGCTGCATTCGATGCTTTTATCAGTGGTAAAAATACGAAGGTAAAACGAGCGGAAGCGGTAATCTATGACCAATTCCATGGTGAAAACATGATGCATCCCGTATTTGTGGAAGGAAGCCGGAAGGAAATACTATCACAATACTCATTCTATAAGTGCTGTTATCCTGACAGATCGCTTGGGCTTGTATGTAGGGAATATTATGATAATTGTAAGAGATGAAACGAGTATATTATAGCGAGAAGCATGGCCGTGTGATGGAGCGTGAAGGATATGCTACACGGATATTCTGGTCAACGGCCATGCTCGACTATCTTAGGCGGAACTTCGCCACCACGCTCAATGATGACCTGGCCGAGTGGCTTGGTGTCTCCATGCGCACGATGTTGCGCAAGGCGCGCGAGTTAGGGCTTGAGAAAGATAAGTCATGGCTTCTGAAGATATGGAATGAGCGACAGATGATGGCACACTCAGCATCGAAAATGTTAGGCTATCCTGGCTGCTTCAAGAAGGGCGAGCACAGGAACCCAGAAATGGAGTATAAGCCGGGAAGAATACAAAGCGATGAGATAAAGCGGAAACAGGCTGAATCCATTAGAAAATGGTATAGGATACACCCAGACAAAGCGAGAGAGAAATCGCTTAAAGCATGGGAGACAAGGAGACGAAGACAACAAATAATATAATATGGCAAAGGAACAAGAGAAAGAACAGATGACGATGGAAGAATATCTATTGTCGCAACTTGACACGCCTGTCGTATTGAAAGAAGAGCCAAACGCTAACGAACCATCTGCCGGACATGAAGAAGACAATGATGATGAAGAAGAAGAGCAGGACCGGGAAGATAAACTGAAGTTCTACCATGACATGCTTGGTGATTATCTATACCCATCCGATAACGAGTTTGAGATACCCACATTACTCATGAATAATCAACCTGTCCATCTTGAATTGCCATTTACCCCCTGGGGAGTTGAGAGCCGGCACAAGAAAGGCATCACAACTTATCATTTCTATGTCGACGACTACAGATTTGAAAAGTTATTCAAAGACCCACTCTTGCTGCTGCTATCAGGTTGCAAGGCGATCATAGAACCTAATTGCTCGATACATGACCAGACACCCATCGCATACGGTATTTATCAGATATACCGCAAGAGGTATCTTGCCAGATATTTACAGGAGTGTGGCATGCAAGTGTGGGTTGACCTGAACGTGTCGCCGAGGTTCGAGGAAATCAATGCGCTGGGAGTGCCTAAAGGTTATAACGCATTTTTCACACGTGGCGTTACTGGATGGCTTGAGACAACAGAAAGACACTGGGAAATGGCCAAACGTATCAGTGGACTTGAGCAGCCTAACATGTGCGTATATGGTGGTGGCAGAGATGTTGAATCATGGTGCCGGGAACGTGGCATCGTATATCTGGCAGAGTTTATCAATAAGGCGAAAAAGATACAGAAAGGAATCCGGGAATGAAAAAACTATTATTATTTGCTCTTATTCTGCTGCTGGCTGGGTGTAAAACAGTGAAGTATATACCTGTGGAAACCGTCAAGACAGACACAACGTATGTATACAAGCAGCAGCGTGATTCGGTGCTGTTGCACGATTCCATCTACATCCACGAATACCAAAAAGGCGACACCATCTATATCGACAGAGACCGATGGCATACCCAATGGCGTGACCACTGGCATACAGACACCATTTATAAAAGCAAGACTGATTCTGTATCTATCCCCTACCCCGTCGAGGTAATAAAAGAAGTAGATAAACCCCTCACATGGTGGCAACGCACACGGATGCATGGCGGTGATGTGCTGCTTGCATTACTGGGCGGAGCCGTTATATATGGAGTGTGGCGAATCAGGAAAAAGATGTTATAAAACATATTGGAGCAAGGCACCGATACCTTGCTCCATTTTTTTTGTATCTTGTCAGTTGACAAGTATGTCGGTAAACCCATAACCGTTTTGCCTGGTATTGTAGATTTATAATACCGTAAAATGGAATTTTCATTAGACACGATTATCAGCATCGTCACCCTGCTCGTTGGCGGTGGTTCGCTTGGTGGTATACTTGTATGGAGGTACACACGAAGAAAAGCAGCCGCCGAGGCAGAACAAGCCGAAAACACTGCCACGAAGGAGGTGCAAGATGTATATCAGCAGTTGATTGCGGATGTGAAAGCAGACCGCAACGAACAGCGTACATACATTGAAGAACTGAAGAGCGACCGGCAGCACCTACGCCAGGAACGTGACGAACTGCGCGACCGGATTGACAAAACAGATGAGACGGTGAGAGACCTGCAAAGAGAGGTGGCCAGGAATGGCCGCATGGTGGAGGGCATGCGGCCATTCATCTGTGGGAGAATAGGATGCGAGGACCGCAAGCCCGTAATCATCTCTGCCGACGGGGAAGTTAAGACAAAAAAGGCAAGCCGGAAGAAAACCGACGAGCCGAAGGATATTGAACCGCTCGATATGAAGGACATGTAACTCGCTTTTCTCGATTGAAGATTTAAAATTGAATATTGAAGATTGAAAATTGAAGATTATGACACTGTACAAGCGTGGATCAAGAGGCGAGATTGTGAAGCAGATACAAAAGGCTTTGCATCTCTACCCAGACGGAATATATGGCGCACTGACCGAGGAAAGGGTTAAGAAATTTCAAGCCGATAACGGCTTGAAGGTGGACGGTATTGTAGGACCTGCCACACTGGCGAAACTCATACCTACGCGCATACTCAAAAAGTCGCGGAGGTATATCAATGAGATCATTGTACATTGCACCGCTACCCCTGAAGGGCGTGAAGTGACAGTGTCGGAAATCAGACAATGGCACCGGCAGCGTGGATTCTCCGACATCGGCTATCATTACGTCATACACTTGGATGGCAGTCTTGATTTCGGGCGTGACGTGGACATATCAGGTGCCCATTGCACAGGTCACAACGCACACTCAATCGGTGTGGTGTATGTCGGAGGTGTGGCCAAGGACGGCAAGACACCGAAGGACACACGCACAGCAGAGCAAAAGGCATCGCTGGCGGCAGTATTGATGGACCTGAAGAGGATATATCCGCTTGCGAAGATTCACGGACACCGTGATTTCGCGAATAAAGCATGTCCGTCGTTCGACGCAACCACTGAATACAAGAAATTTTGATACATAATTGATAAAAGTTTTTTTTATAGTATTAGATTAGGGTTAATTTAATTGTTGATAGGCTCGCGGCGGCGGGCCTTTTTTAATGGTAAACCCCCACACACATTATTGGTAAAAGATAGAATAAATATGAATGTATGAAAATGAATTTAAAAAGTCTATTCCTTCCGACGGGAACATTGCCAGTTCTGAAGCGCGAAGGCGCGCCAGGTATCCCGTCGAGCACGTTGGATGATAAGGCTGTGAGCAGCACGGCTGGAGCCACATACGGGGCAAACATTGTCTATGCCGGCAATGAAAAAACCGCGCTTGCCATTGGTTCTGTATACCGTGCTATGGAGATTATCGCCAAGACAGAGGGACAACTACAGATGCAATATCAGCGAAAGAACAATGCCGGCGGCAACTTTGTGCCAAACCTCTATGGCGAGGGAAAGCGCATCAATTACCTGTTGCAAGTGCAACCCAACCCGCTGACCACGGCATCGGCATTTTTTCAGCAGTTGGCAATTCAGAAGCGAATGACTGGCAACGCCATTGCGCTCATAGAGAGATCAGTCGACGGTGAACCTGTTGCCTTCTGGCTGGCGCATGGCAGTCATAACGTGATGAATAACACCTATGACCTGACGTGGCTGTCGGACAAGGGGATGAAAAACAGGCCCAATATCCCCGCAGCAGATGTAATTCACATCCCGAACACCTACAGATACCAAGATTCAAACTGGGGGATGAGTACGCTGACATTCGCATTCAGGACATTGTCGCTGATAGCAACGCAAAACCAACAAGCCCTGGAAACGGCTGCAAAAGGCGGCAGGATGAAACTCATCATCGGCGAGGCACAGCAGCAAAATGGAGGATATCAGGCTATCAGTCAGGGTTTCTTTAATAAGAAGCAGATGGATGCCTACGCCAGGGAAATACAAGATAAACTCTACAATAACGACGTTGTGGCGATGCGAGGGCTGGATAAAGTGACCAACATCTCGCTTAACGCACAGGAAATGCAATTGATGGAATTGCTTAACTTCGGCGTGGATGACGTGGCAAGGTTCTTCGGCGTTCCCCGCATCCTGTTGATGGTGGAAGCAAACAGCAATTACAAGTCGCCAGAATCAGCCACCCAGGAATTCCTGACACGAACCATACAACCTGACATCCGAGAGATAGAGGACGAATTCAACAGGAAATTATTAACACCTATGGACTTCGGCGACAGAAGATATCACCTGTGCGAATTGCCTCTGTTACGCTTAGACAGGATGGCACAGGCACAGATTGACAAGATACATCTTGAGACTGGTGCCAAGTGCGTGAATGAGATACGCGCACAGTATGACCTGCCAACTGTGGAAAACGGCGACACCTTCTATGTCTCGACCAACCTGGCTGAACTTGGCAGCGACAAATTGAGGATGAGCGGTGCCGGGAGACCTACAGACATACCAATCCAACCAATTGACGGTCAGCAGGCCGAAGGAGGTGAACAATGAAATGGTTAACTATTGAACTGATTAAGGCACATTCGCGCATCGACAGAGACTGTGAGAATGATCTGCTCGAACAGTATGCGAACAGTGCCGAGCGGCAACTGCTCAACGATATCGGCAGGACCTATGACGAACTTATCGAATGGCAGGGAGAAATGCCCGCCGACCTTATCCATGCATCCCTCATGCTGGTTGATTTCGCTTATCAGCAGCGCACGATGGTAAGCAGCCTTAACTGGAGTGTGGTGCCTTACACCTATGACCGGCTCATCAAGCCCTATATGCGATTGGCCTACCCGAAAGTATATGATGAAACCTCAAACACCTAAGAAATGGCATATTCAAGTGGAATGCTGAACGACCGCATTATGGTCCTGAACAGGACACAGGCAGAAATGGGAGATTTCGGCCTTGATTCCTCAGGTCCTGAATGGGAGGAAACCGCATGCCTGTGGGCAAATGTCACATGGACGAAGGGCGTGCGGGCACTCCATGAAGGAGCCATCGACGCTTATGGTGTGGTGGAGGTTCGTATGAGGTGGACCGACCTGATCACCATGCGCAGCCGCATACGCTATGAAGGTGTCACCTATAACATACTGCCTGAGACATTCCACCCAGACAAGCAGGATGACACTATACAATTCCTTGCACAAGCCGTAATTAACGACCAATGAAGAAAGCAATCAGAGAAGTGGCGATTATCCACTATAACACGCCAGAACTGACAACAGCAGCAATTAAATCGCTCAGGAAGCATGGAGGTAAAGACTACCATGTGACCGTGTTCGACAATTCCGACCGCCGGCCATTCAAAAAGCGGATGAAGGGCGTGACCATCATCGACAATACCTGTGGCCAGGTTATCGACTTCGACAAGTTCCTGGCTCAGTTCCCAGGAAGGGAGAAAGGGATAGGTTGCGCTGGTGGATGTGGTTTCGGCAGTGCAAAACACATGCGGACCGTTCAGGAATTGTGGAAGATTATACCACAGGGATTCCTGTTGATGGAGAGTGATATCTTACTTCGTGAGAGTGTCGATCACATGTTCATGTACGACCGCGCTGCCGTCGGTCATGTTGTGATGCATCAATACCGCAACCCCTACCAGATAGGCAGGATTATGCCGTTGCTCTGCTTTATGAATGTGCCTGTGCTGGTGGCTGCCGGTGCGCGATACTTTGACCCTGAGCGAACTTACGGGCTGCTGCCTGGATACTACAACATCAATAACTGGTATGACACAGGTGCCGTGCTGCTTGAGGATATCCGGAACAAGAAACCACAACTTGTCGGGCGGCATATGGATATCAAGCCTTTGATGGTACACTATGGCAGTGGATCGTGGAGGAGAAATGACCTTGAACAGCAAAAGGCATGGCTCGAAGAGCACAAAGAACTATGGCAGTGATTGCAAGCGGTAAACCCGGAACTGACAATAACTTGATAAGTAAATGAAAATTTGTACGATATGAACAATGAAATTAGAACACTTGACGGCTTTTTAGCCGTTCGGGAGGATACGGGCGAATCACGCACGATTTATGGCCGTGCAATCGTCTTCAACGCTGAATCCGTTCTGCTTGATGACTTCGGCATGCGGTTTCGTGAAATTATTAAGCCGGAGGCTGTGACGATGGACTTCCTGATGACACAGGATATCAAGGTCAACATGCTGCACGACCGCAAGCAGACTGTTGCAAGGTGGAACAAGGGCAAAGGTTCTCTGCGCATGTCATTGACAGAGGATGGCCTTGATTTCGAATTCGAGGCACCCAGATGCGACCTTGGCGACCGTTGTCTTGAGATGGTTCGCCGTGGTGACTATTCAGGCTGTTCGTTTGAATTCTACCCCGACAAATACGAGGTGGACGAGCGCGGAAAGGATGACATCGTGGTAAGGCACTACAGTTTTAAGGGCATCACAGCCCTCACAATCGGAATGGATCCCGCATACAGGCAAACGAGTGTCAACGCCCGCGAACTGTATGAGCAGAACCACCAGGAAACAGAAGAAGAGAGAATCGCCCGTGAGGCTGAAGAACAGGCCGCCCGCGAGGCAGAACAGCGTGAAGCCGAAATCCGCATGCAACAAGAGCAAGCCCGCCGCCAGAGGCAACTGACGCGAATGGGTATGCTTGACGACATAATGTAAGACTATTCACTAATTATTATTTAACTTTTAAAACGTTTTAAAATGAACAAAAACGAAAAGACCGCGCTCCAGGTTCGCAACCGTGAAATCATGGACCGCCTGGCAGGTATCGAAGATGCTGCCAATCGTGAGAAACGTTCGTTCACCGAGGATGAGCAGCGTGAATACGATGCTCTCGTCCGTGAGCATGTACGCAATCGTGAGACGCTTGCAGACAATGCAACCGCCGAGCAACTCGCTAAGATGCGCGAAGAGGATAACAAATCTGTTAAACTCCGCGAGTATTTCAAGGCCGTGAAGTCCTCACGCGCTGCCGACACCGTGATTCTGCTTTCAAAGGCAGGTGACAACGTGACCAACACCATCGAAAACTCTGGTGCCATCAACCTCAAGATTGAGGACCTGATCGACACCCAGGTGGATGGTCTTGACCTCCCCCAGAGCCTGAACATGCTGACCGGTGTAATCGGTGATGACCTCTGGCCATACAGCATCGACGACGCTGAGATCACCGAGGCCGGTGAAATCGCACCCCTATCAGAGCAGAGCCTGAACTTCGACAACGTGAAAGCCGTAAGCCGCCGTGTTGGTGTCCAGATTGGCATTTCCAACAATGCCATCGATAATGCCGCATTCGACATCTACGCTTTCGTGGTGTACAAGATTCGCAAGGCCCTGGCAATCTATCTCGCTAAGAAGGTCTACTCACATGCTGCCTTCACTGGCAATAAGGGCCCATTCGCTGAGGTGACTGCCGGAACACTCTATCCAACATTCGAGAATATTCTCGAGGCTGTTGCTGCTCTCCCTGTTTCCCAGGGTACTCCCGTGATTACCGTCGACAAGACCACTGAGGCTATTCTGAAGGCCACCCCGAAGGTTGCCGGAAGCGGTTCTGCCGGTTTCATCATCGAGAATGGTCTGCTTGCAGGCTATCCCTACACCGTCTCTGAGTACATCGATTACAAGTTGAATTCTGATAGCCAATTCGTGAAAGATGGCACCGACCACTTTATCGGTATCGGCTGCTGGGATTACTTCGCACTGCAACAGCACGGAGAGGTTCGCCTGACCACTGATTCTGTTTCTGCTGCCGTGGCTGCTCGTAACAAGACCGTTGTCACACTGAACACAAACATTTCAATGACTGAGTTGTCGAAACTGGTGAACGGTGGCGACAACAACAACCCACACAAGCCCCAGGCATTCGCCCTGTACAAGATTGTGGGTGCCCAGAGTTCAAGCGACTTCTAACCGCTTCGGATACTCTTTGCTACTTTTCATTTTTAGCCAGGCTTCACAGCCTGGCTTTTTTGTGGGTGAATTTATTGGGAATTGAAAAAGGTAAACCCACGGCTTTGATTCAGCGAAATGGAAATATATATATAGTTATGATACAACGACAGCAACTTAATATCACATGTGGCACTGACGTAGTGCTGCATGACAGGCTGGAATTTGATGGCGAGGTCTTTGACCCATCACTTTCCACTGACATTGTGGCGAACTTGGTCAATTCCCTGGGCAAGCGCACTGCGCTTGAGTATGAGATAGCAGATGAGGAACTTATCATCCAAGTGCCATGGGTGGATGGTCGCAATGCCGGCTGCTATGGCCTTGAAGTCAAGGGTAAATGCAACGGCAAGACTTGGGCAACTTATGCTGACAGTCTCATCCGCTACACCCGTGCGACGGTGGAAGGAGCCTCAGTTGTCGAGGTGTCGAGTGACTGGTACGACATCACTCAGGTAGTGTCATATCGTTATTCAGATTCCCCGTTGGATGAAGTGGATGCCACCATCGACGACAACTATGGCGAGCCAACGGTCACCCCGACCTATGAGCATAACAAACTCACACTCGATTTCAAAAACCTTCGTGGCAATGGCATTGCAAGTGTCGAGCAGACCACCGAAAGCCTGGACCCAGAAGGAGTGAATGAGACCACAATCACACAAGACAACGGTAACACGACTGCTGTCAGGGTGAGGAATGGAAAGTCTATTGTCGGGCCACAAGGTCCTCAGGGAGCATCAGCAGTATTTGACCCTCAAACTGGCAATATCCTTGCCACACTTGAAAACACAACTGGCTTGAATGACGCCAACGCAATGACACAGAAGGCTGTAACGGAGGCTCTTGGTAATGTTGGTTCATCATTCATTAGTATTCCTTCGGCATCTAAGGATGGCATTCAATATGATGGAGATGGAGGCAAAATCAGCACTAAGAGCAGTTATCGGATTACTTATGTACGTGTACATAAAGGAGAAGTTATAAGGGTAACAGGGACAAGTTCAACAACCGCAAACCCTAAGTATGGTTTCAGTGCAGAAGAGCCAGCAATAGGAGTAGACAACACTGGTGCGGGTATTTTCACGGGCGTTAATTCGATTGACTTTGTCTGGGTTGCACAACAAGATGGCTTCTTCGGAATATCCCGTTGGAACACTTATTTCACGGACGTTCAATTCAGAATTCTCAACTCTTCCGTCAGAAGCCTTGAAGATATATATGAGGATAGAACGGACATACACATAGACAGGAATGGTTCTGCCGTGGTTGGTGAGACGAGCAATAGAATTGTCCATGTTGTTAAGGTTAAGGCGGGTGACCGTGTTGACAGTTACATTAAGTTGTCAAGCAGTCATTATATTGTACAAGCATTCTGCGCAACATATCCAGAGGCTGGTACTGTTGTATCTGACAGGACTTATGTAGATGCGACAAGCAAAGGCAATCACTATACAGCAGCGTCTGATGGGTATGTGATTCTTGGACACATCAAGAGTTATCAGCAGAATTGTATAATTACACGCAATGGCGTAGACCTCAAGTTGGCAGATGTTAACGGCGACTTGACACTGCCAACAAGTGCCTATGTACGTCGCACTGTGAATGCAGCCAAGGTTGCAGTAGACCAAGATATTGAGTCTATAATTGCTCCTGTGTATAACTACTACAGCGTTATTGGCAAGTATGTCAATCGCACACCATCTCTTGTCAGCAATACGTCATGGGCAGTTTCTGTACTCATACCAGTCACTGTTGGAGACACCTTTAAGTACAAGTGCCCGTCCGATATTCACGCTGGCACTATAACACCACAAGTCGCTGGCTTATATTATGATGACGGGACTTTGAAGTCTTATAGCGCAATGGAGAATAACAGGGAGATAACCGTTACTTCTGACACAACAAAATATGTATCTCTAAGTGTAAGATTGTCTGATGCAGACAGTTTTGCTTTGCTTGTCAATAATATTGAAGTCTGGAGGGGAATCAAAGTAGACAATAATATTGATTATAAGATAGCCGCGAATACATCACCAACCGACATCTACAGCAAGAACAAGGATAAGATACAGATTCTAAGAGGTGCTTCACTTCGTGGCAATAGGTTTCAATTCCTTATTGCTACTGATGTTCACAAAGACTGGCAGGCATTGCGTAATGCCGTTGACTTCGCCAACCAGTGTGAATATATTAATGCACTCTTCTGCCTTGGTGACTACCCAGAACTGTATGGCGGTCAGGGAACCTTTGACGCTTTCAACCAGGTGGTGGGCACTTGCGAGAAACCCGTATTCTCAGTCATTGGCAACCATGATGCTGGCTATGGTGTATCACTTCACATGGTCAAGTCAACTGATGTATTGTACAACAATCTTATAGCACCGTATGTCGGCAATCTTGCAGAGGGTGAGTATGAGGAAGGCAAGCCATATTATTATCATGATTTCACCGACTTTAATATCAGGGCGATATTCTTGTATGAGTTTGATGAGCCTATTACAATAGCGAGCAATAGCAACTGGGAACCTGTTACATATGATTCCTCAAATCCTCTATGGGTAGCAAGTCATGCTTATGCCGTGGATGACCTTGTCAATATTGATATGTACACGGGAAACAGTTTCAGATGCAAGTCTGCCCATACAAGTTCCACCGATTCAGGTCTTAGGACTGTTGGAGAAAGAGGATATAGGTATATAGGTGAGACGCAGATGAACTGGCTGGTGTCTACACTTGCAAGTACTCCACAAGACTATAGTGTCATAATCGTTACTCATATACCTGCATCACAAGGCTATGAAGAGTACCAGTATGACAAGAAATTCTGCGTTAAGAGAGGGACTCCATCATCATTTAATATGATGAATGGCGACTATATTGGCCAACTTGTAGATGCTTTTAATGAAGGTGAGAGTGGCAGCATAGCAGTCAGTTACAAGGGAACTTTCTCATCAAAGCCAGGTTTCACTATTAATTATGATTTCAGTGAAAAGAATAGTGGTACTAAATTTATGTGCTTCATTGCTGGACATACTCATTCAGACGGTATTACTAAGAATAGTTACGGGCTGTGGTCAATAATAGCAAGATACACCGATTCCACGACAAGACAATATGCGACCAGTGACGTGCCAACGTCAGATGATAACAGTGATATAACAAGGGATGCCCTGACAGTTGTTGCACTAGACACCGTCAACAATGCTGCATTGTTGACTAGGGTTGGAACAACTGCAACATCAGAGGGATACCTTCGAGATTATGAGAGGATTGATTTAAATGAGTAGCCATGAGACAATCCATAACACCCATTATCGCTTGCCAGTGGGTACAAGGTGGCCCCTACAGGTTGGTAAACTTTTAAATGTAATATATGGTTTAGTAAGTGATAAATTGCTTTTCGGATCATAATTCCTGCCGGAGGGTATGAGATATCAGCCCTCTGGCTCTTATAACAAAAAATATATGAGTCTTCTGACAGATAATATATTCAAAGCAGCAATCATGAGCAACGGCGACCTGCTCGCGCTTGTGACACCAGAGCCAACATCATACAATCCTCACCCGAAGCCACGCCTGTATAACACTGCAATCCCATTGCCGGATAAGGATGCTGACAATGTGCCGGTGCCATACATCATCATCATGAACGAGGGCACAGACAACGACCAGGGCACCAAGGATGACTATGAGGGTGACACAGACACGGTGACCATAGGCATTGAGGTTGCTGCCACCACGCGGGGACAACTGGGGACAATATCACAGATGATACGCGACGCTGTGCATGATTTCTTTGTAAATTATGATATAGAAACAGAGGACTTGGGCGACCTAATCCCGATAGATTATCATTTCTCTGCCACCCGCATCAACTATGACCCAGACAAACCGTGTTATTGGATGGTCCTCAACTATCAATGCGACACTAACAGATAACGGATATGGACAAAAAGAAAATAAGCGAAATAATCGACAAGTCGCTAAAGATGAAAGTCGGCGATGTCAAGGATGCATGGAAGGCACCTGCAATCGTGGCCGGTGATGACTGTCTACAAACGCGCGCAAGCAGCAAGGAAGAGGCGATAGAACTGCGCGACAAAGTGAAGGCAGCACTATCGGGCAAATGTATTATCGGACAGGGAATCATCGAATTTGATCCCGTTTGTGTCCGCTTCTGGCAACGTTTTACAATTAAAGATAAACAATCATAACTAAATTCTTATCAATATGGCTTTGCAAAAAATCAAGGGTCAGAACTTTCGTGTCTTTGTAAACTCGGATGCCGTTAATGAAGCAGTTAACTGCTCGATACAGATAACTGGCAACATGGAGGATAATTCAACAAAAGATACGGAATCGGACTACACATCGGAACAGATGGTGTCGAAGTCGTGGCAGGTGCAAGTGGACAATTATGATGCAACTGCTGCCACTATAAAGGCACTGCTCACACGATTCAATGCCGGTACTGCCGTGTCTGTCGGATTTGACCAGACCGAGACAACGGCAGGATCACAGAACCGCACAGCAGCCAATGCCGACTTCGCAAGAAGCGGCCAGGCACTGCTGACAGACCTCTCAATTCAGGCTAATAACCGTTCGACTATCTCAATTTCGACTACTTATCAGGGAACAGGAGCCCTTTCGTAACACATGGATAAAGGACAACATCTAAGACTATTATTGTCGAAAACAGTTGGGCAGACCTCACAGAAAAAGGTCATAGCCCTGGCAACAGATTTTACTTTCCACGCTTCTGCGACAACTGAGAACAGTACAACAAAAGACAGTACCGATGTAGCCGGAATGTGGGATGAGTTCGAGGTAACGGCAAAAAGTTACGACATTCAGATTACGGCCATGATTGGTGTTGGCACAGATGCCGATTCCGCACAGACACTGAATGACTTCTTGACACAGATGACCGACACCCCACTGCAATGGGAACTTGCAATATTCAGTGGAGCAAATAACCGCGTGAAAGGGACGAGCATCGCCTCTGGCGACTGCAAGATTACAAGCGTTAACCCTGTAGGCCAGAACAGACAATTCGCGACTTACTCCGCAACTCTTAATGGCTACGGTGCCATCACCATCGCCAGTTAGCATCTACCATCTGCCATGCTGCTGATGTCGTATGATAGTGGCAGCATGGCTTTTTAATCACAAAAAAACGGAATTATGAAAGAAAAGACAATTCACATTTTGGGCAAGGATGTACGCGTGCGCTATTGCGCTGCTGCCGAGAATGGATTCGAGCAAATTCGCTCAAAAAGCATCTATGACATTGATTTCAAGAGGCAGGAGGATGTTATAGCCCTCGCCATCTCTGCTATTGTATCGGCATATTCCAAGAACAACGAAGAGCCACCTATTACAGCAGAAGATCTGCTGTACGATGCAACGCCCACAGATCTAGTGGAAATCGTGAAGGTAGTCGTTGAGTTGAGGAATGAATGGTATAGTATTCCGTCTGTCGTCGAAAAACTTGCCGAGAGTGAGGAACCTGAGCCAGAAGAGCCAAAAAACGCCTGAACGCCCACGAGCGATATAGCAAGTTTGTGGGCGAAATAGGATATAACCGGCATGAATATCTCTATGATTTGTCATTCTGTGATTTATACCTTATAGAACGTGGCTATTATCGCCGGCATAGGGACTTGTGGAGTAGCACGAGGTGGTCAACATATTACATCATGATGTCGTTCGTCGGCGGCGATGGGATGCAAAAGGCAGGACTTAATACACCGAAGGACCTTATACAATTCCCCTGGGAAAAGGATAAGGTCGTCATCACAGATGATGAACGCGAAGAACTACTCAAGGAAATACAATCATTTAATGATGCCAATATCAAGTAAACCCCAGTCCCTATAACTGGGGTTTATATATTATGGCTAATATTGATGCATCATTTCAGACAGAAGGATTCCAAGAGCAAGTCAAGCAATTGCAAAGGATGATGAGCGATGACCCCGAATTTCGCAAGAGAGTTCAGGCGGCCATCAAGAAGGTGTTCAGGGAAGTGCAAAAGTCTGTGTCGGCAGAAGCCGGTAAAGTGATCGACAATGACCCAAGACAGGCATACAAAGCCGTGCGCACAAGCATATACAGGCGTATTCTCGGTGGCCAGGTCAACATCCTGAGCAAGAGAAGGGCAGGCAATCCTGGAAACTATCAGAAGCCACTGAAGGGGCTGCCTAAAAGAGGCGGCAATAGGTGGGGAAGGTCTGAGCGGACAAAGCAACTTGAAGGCTACCAGGGCAGTGACCGTGGATTTATCCTGCGATTTATCAATGCCGGTGTTAGCGGGCGAAAGATACACTCATATACAGATAAGGAAGGTACAAAACATAACTTGCGAACGGCGGCAGGCGGTGGAAACCGCGATGGATTTAGCGGTCGTGACTGGTTCGGTTCTGCATCACAGTCATATCTTGAGAATGCCGCCGACATGTTGCAGGATTTAGTGGACAAAATCGTTCAAGGACTTTTTAAATAATAATATATGGCAGAGGTAATCACCAGGCTTAAACTGGAAACCACACAATATGATTCCCAACTCCGCAACGCCGCAAATGGCCTTTCGGAGTTTGCAAAGAACGCGTCGAAGGCTGGCAGTGACTTTCAGAAACTCGCACAGGGCAATATGGAAGCCGCAAGGTCATTCGGTGACATTGCCACGACAGCGACGAACACGAAAGACAAACTGAAGGAACTTGTTACGGCTTACAATGACGTGGCAAAGGCTTACAACAGCCTGACACAAGAGCAGCAGCAATCCGATTTTGGCAAGGCGATGTCTCAGTCGCTTGAAACGCTTAAAGGCCGTATCTCGGAGACCAAGCAAGAATTGTATGGTGCCGGTGATGCTATGAAAGAAACCGGGGAGAAAGGCAGCGGGTTAGGTGGTGTTATGGATTCGATATCGAAAAAATCTGGTATCAGTGTTTCTTCACTTGGCAAATTAACTGCTGGCTTATCAGCAACAGGTTTGGCTTTGAAAGTCGTCAAGGATGCATTCTTCAGTAGCGAGAGTAATGTTGATGACTGGGGAAGGACTGTCGCATCTGCTCGTGCTGTATATGATTCATTCGTTAATGCGCTTAATACGGGTAATTTTAGCGGTTTCTTTTCGAGGCTTGACAGTGTAATTAGGAAAGCCCGTGAAGCATATGATGCGCTTGATAACTTGAACACAGTGATGACGATCATTAATCCTGAAAGGGCGAAGTTGCAAGCGCGACAGACACAACTTCAAACAATTATACGGCGCGAAGGAGCAAACAGTGATGCCGGAAGGCAAGCGCAACAAGAACTGAAAGAACTTGAACCGCGTCTGCAAAAAGCATATAGGACGGAGGCAGGCCTAAACTGGATTGCATTTGAAAAAGAGGTCGAATCGAAATTGGCGAAATCAGGTATTGTCCTGACAAAGAATCAATTTAACCAATTAATGACGACGTTTCACGATGAGGATAATTTTGAAAAACTAAGAGCAAATGCGAGGGGTAGAATCACATATGTGAGCAGTGGGACAACAAATAAGACGTGGAACACATCGGGCGGAGCAACACCAGCAGCAAGCACTTATCAACAATACAGAAAAGTAGACACGAGAAATGTTCAACAGAAAATACTCGACACTTTCACTGATGAATGGAGACAACAATACTCACCATATCTTACTGCTTCATTCAACGCGTTGGGACAATCATACAATGTACTCAAGCAAGATGCCCGTTATGTTAACCAAAGAGGAGGCGGCGCCGGTCGAACTGGTGGCGGCGTTACTACAAAGAATGAGCCTATATATGTACCTGTCGCCGGATCAATCGATGCCTATGAAGCACAACTGCAAACGCTAAACAAACAATTCAAGGCAGCAGCCGACGATGATAGCCGTGCAAAGATTAAGGTACAAATCGAAGGTGTGTCGCAGGAACTTGACAGAATGAATGGCAAAATCAAGGAAGATGCACCTGTAGGCTCAATGGCATACTATACGAACTGGCTCAAGGAATTGCAAGAAAAGCAGCAACTTGTTACTAATAATAACGACTGGGAATATTATGCCGGACAGATTGAATTCGTTACAAAGCAAATGAAAAACCTGCGTGGCGAAACGGAGGAAACGGTGAAATTTGTCACAGGTATATCTGGCATGAGCAGCACATCTATCGGACGCACAATAAAAGAATGGCAAGGAGATCTCAGCGGCATGGATATAGGCTCAGAGGCCTACATGAAGACTGCTGCCAACATCCTCGATGCAACTACATTTCAGAACTTAATAACTGAAATGGCTAATCGTGGTATCAGCATGGCTGCTGCTGGTATCGACAGTGAGGCACTATGGGATGCAATAGTCGGAGGTGATGACATATTGGATAATGTCTGGCAGACTGTCATAGAACAGATTAATAAGAAACTTGCTGAATTAGGAAAAGGTCCGATACAACTTAACACGAAGACAGGAAGTGTCTCTGACGGAGTGCCGAAAGATTCCATTAAGGATACCGCAAACTTGCTTAATAACATATCATCGGCAACAGGCAGCATTATGAATGGTATTGAAAAATTAGGTATTGACATACCTGATGGGCTGTCGAAGGTCATCAACGGTGTGCAAATTGTTGCAGGTATCTTAACTGGTATTAGTTCATTAGTGGCAATTATAACAACTATTCAAGGTGCTAAGTCTGTACCTGTAATTGGAACGTTCCTTGCTGGCGGTGGTATCGTTCCACATGCAGCAAATGGCATGTATGTAGGTGGCCGTCGTTTTAGTTCTGATCTAACTCCAGTATGGGCCAATGCAGGCGAACTCATTCTCAACAAAGCCGCCCAGGGCAACATAGCATCGCAGCTCACAGGCGGCATGGGTAATATGCAGATGGAGGCCGTCATCTCAGGCGAGCAAATCCGCCTGGTATTGAATAACAACAGCCGTCGCCATGGGCGAGGTGAATATATAACAAGCAGATGAAAAAGTACATTAGTTTTTTCGGGTTATTCCTATACGCTATTGGCGTAGTCGGTGGAATAGGATATGCTATCTATGCCAGTGGATGGGTAATAGCCATCGCAGTGTTAGTGTTGGGAGTTATGGCATATCCTACTGCAAGAAAATTATTTAAAAACCTAACTGACTGATATGGGATGGACTGTTAATTTTAAGTCAATCAGCGGCAAGGATTGTGTCATTGACATCGGTGGTGGCGGTACCGTCATCACTGGTGCAGCAGATCCTGTGACATGGGATGAGACCGACAGCGACAACTTGCTTGAAGTGGTAAGATGGCGAACAGGTAACATCCGTATCATTGAGCCATCATTCGGCGACTTAGATGCAATGCACCCAGCCAAGGACACCGACATCACGGTGGTCGTCACTTATGATGGATGCGTGGCTTTCAGTGGATTTGTACAGGCTCAGGATTTTGACCAGCCATATGAGCCTGGCCCAAGGGAGATGACATTGCCAATTGTGTCACTTCTTGGTACAGCCGGCAATAGATACATGACCAACAGAGAAACCTCAGGAACAGAGACATTGGGTAATGTAATGAAGGAAATATGCACTGATCTGGGATTCACACACATCATTGTACCCGCATTGCTGCTTGAGAATTCTGTCAATCCATTGCAGGTCTCTGTCAACTGTCGCACACTATGTCCATTTAACAGTGATTATGAATTCGGGAAGAACGACCTCTTTTCTCCGCTTTCATATCTTGAAGTAATTGAGGGATTTTGCAATCTGTACGGTCTTATCGCGCACGACACCAACGATGGAAATGGAAACAACGTGCTGCTTTTCCAAAAAGCCGGATATGACGGAGAATGGGTAAAAATGCAAGTGTCAAGTCTTGATGACACGTCATACACTGGAACATCATCGCAACAACAATATGCCACGTTTGACAACATATTTACACCAGCAGACGATGACGGGAAGGTTTCACACATTGCACCGCTCGGCAGAATTGACATCAACTACGGCAGCCTGCTTGAAGAGGTGAATATGGACTTGAAAAGAGCAAGCCTTCTCACACCGGAAAGCACATTGTATAACGTCGGAAAAGTATTATTCTTTCATCCTCTACCTATCGCTCAGGGTGGAGAATTTTATAGTGTATTACAATCGGATGACACATCGCCATATTCTGGCTATTCTACACAGGGCGATATGGTGAGGATATGCGGTGATGGTAATCGCGAATATATAGACCTGTCATATCATATCCAAGACATCAACAATGTGAGCGACACGCCACTTTTTGAATATACATTCGGGCAGGTACCTCGCACGGTGTTCAGTTTCATAATGGATACGCTTGATCATCTGTTCTGTTACAGGCTACAGATACAGAGTGGAAGCAAATACTTAATGACGAATCAGTATGGTGCTGCCTCATGGACTGACACACCGACAATCATCGATATATTCTCATACACAACAGACAAAGGTTATATCATTGAAGATATATACCCTACATCTGAGCCTGTGACAGTGCGCATCCTGGCTAATTACCGCACACAAACATACTGGGGAGACCCCATAACGAAACTGTCGCTCAGTGTGCGCGGCAACCCACTTAACGCATACTTATACGAAGACAAAGGACTAAGGACTATTAAGGTGGCAGGCACAGAAAAAAACACGAATGTTAAATGTCTGTTCCACGATTATGTAGATAACGAAGGTAGAATTATCGGCGGACACATCTCCGAACAGGATGATTATTCGTACATGTTCGCATCAAAAAAATGCCTGACGGTTACTGTCAAGAAGACAACAAGCGGATTCGACATTTCTCAGTTATACCTTCAGAACTTCACTATAGGCGAAGATAACGGATGGATGGTGCTATCTGTTAATTTTTCGCCATGGGATGATATCTATGAATTATCAATTGTCAAAATGCCATCAGAGGAACGCCAATACGATGCGAAAGTAGAGTATCTTGAAAGCAGTGGTACACAGTGGATAGACACAGGCATTGTAGGTAACCAAAATACAAAAGTTGAGGTCTCATTTAAGGCATCCGCTACATATAAATACCTTCTTGGTTCAAGAAGTAACACGACAACTTGTATAACATTGTACATTCATACAAGTGCGGCATCCCAACGATTTGGCAATCGTTCTGCATCGAAGAATATCAGTCTTAACACTAACCACATATTGTCCATCGATAAGTCATATTGTATATTGGACGGCGTATCAAGTAATGTTGGTATGGATGGTTCTTTTACCACGCCGACCAATCTGCTTTTGATGAATGTTTCGGGTTCATCGCAAAGTGCTTCGACACCTTTTCAAGGCAGAGTGTATTATTGTAAGATATGGGATAATGGGAACCTTGTTCGTGATTTCATACCAGTGCGCAAGAATGGTGTAGGGTATATGTATGACAAGGTGAGTGGTCAGTTGTTCGGGAATGCAAATTCAGTTGGTGAATTCACATACGGTAATGATGTAACAGAATAAATTATGAACGGACTTAATATCATAGTAACCAAGAAGGTAGGCAGCAGTTATACGGCAATTGCTGCCACCAAGTCGAATGAGATACAATCGGGATGTGAGACAATAGAGGTGTCATCACCATCGACAGGCGAATGGAAATGCTACATTGCAGGCCGCAAAGAATGGAGCCTTAACGTGAGTTACCTCATATCAGCAGTGTCTAACCTCGATGACCTGTTGACTGTAGGCGAAACATATAAATTACGCATACAGGACCAGGCAGGCACCGACTACATACAAGGTGATGCAATTCTCAAGACGTGCAAGCAGACAAGCAGCATCGGCAACCTTGTGCAAGGCTCTTTCCAATTCATCGGAAACGGAGGACTTGAGCAGAATACTTGATTTTATTAACCGCCCATTACGGGCGGTTTTCCTTTTTACCATATAGGACCCAATCCAACATACGCCTATTTGCGACATCCACCTTGCTCTGATCGAAATTGATATAGATGGATGTTATCTTATTGCCATATGTATGGCCTAAGGCAGCCGCAATTGTCTCGTTTGGTATGTCCAAGGATGCTGCTATGGTCGCCCATGAGTGACGTGCCCAGTATGTTGTCAGTTCCGGGAACATCGCATTCCTTGTCTTTTTTCCATGCTTACCAATTTCAACGTTACCCATAACCTGAAGATTCTCATTGAGGCGGTGGGTGTAATCTTTGAAATTTTTATACCTGTCAAGTATATCGAGCAGCCAGTCACCATCGCCCGCGTACCTATTAATTATATCAATGGCCTCTGGCTCCAATTTGATTGAGTACAAGCGTGAAGTCTTGCTGCGTCGATATTCAAGTCTCCCCTCCCTGATATTTTCTTTTTTTAGGTGGCACAGGTCGATGGTATTGATGCCTATAAGATAGAATATCAACTTGAACATATCATGGTATTTCACTTGGTACGGCTCAACTTCCAAGGCGAAGAACGCCCGCAACTGCTCAACAGTTAACGATCGTTTTGGTGTCTCATCATATTTTAGGTGAACTGCCTTAAAGTCATAGAATGATGTGAGGTGCTCGGCAACAGCCTCATTGCACACATGGCGTATGTTGCGGATGTGGATGTTTCGCGCGTTCCTGGATGGTGACGTAGCCATAAGCCACTTGTCGAACTTAGACACCCATGTACGGGTGATATCTTCGAATGTCCAATACTCCGGGTTAACTTTGGTATCGGCAGCATACTTCACAAGTTTTTTCCTTGTTGCCTCGTATATTTCCCTGGTTCGTGGGCTCTTTGTCTCGTCTGACGCTATCTGTCGGTAGAATTCCATGAAGCCGGTACTGCCGGCATCAGCGTCGCCAGTCTCTATGCACTTGCGAAGGACTTCTGCCGTTATCCTTCTGCCGTTCAGTCGTAATTGTTGGATAATCATCTCAGCGTTGATGACTCTCGCTTTTAGGTATTCATTCATCTGTCGCCGACGTGGATGGGCGACAACTTCAGACGTTATGGGATTCCACTGTCCCGGCATGATGCACATATCGGCTGCAATTTGCATGTTGATATCTCCATGCCTGACGACCATTTTCAGTGGCGCGGTCCCATCCTTGCGCAATCTCTTGCAATCGTGGATAATTGTTACTTTTGACATCTTTGCTCCTTTCCGAAGAACCGCCCTAAAATTTTCCACATTTTTTCTACTTTTTTAGTGCAAAATGGTGCAAAAATGTAGAAAATAGTGCAATTCTTTCGTTTTTTTTAATGCCAAAAACGATATTTAAAGGCTTTAAAAAAAGTGGTAAGATATTGAATTTCAATCTCTTACCACTTCAGTCGGGATTACTGGACTCGAACCAGCGACCTCGCGCCCCCCAGGTATCGGTTGTGGCAATTTAAGTGATTGATAATTAATTGATTATAAATTAGGGTTTTTAATTTTCCATATTTTTTCTAAAAAGGGGTCTAAGGTTTAGACATTATTTATTTTCCAAATGACACTTTTTTAGGTTTCTTTTCAATTACGTTGAACAGGCGATAGATTTCATCAAGATTGAGGGTGAAGTCGCAATATTCAGGTGATTGATTGAGTGAGTGAAGGGTTATATTACCCTGATCATCCTGGTTAATGACCTAAAATCCGCAACTATCATCCAATACACGATTAAGGGTAGATTTATGAGTCGTTAGTAGCAGCTTTCAGTAAAAAGCAACAGCACA